CCAACATTATACCCACCATCAACCCGCAAATAGCCCGCACTACCATCACCCCCAGTAGGGATAAACTGAGTACCGCAATAAGAGCCACCATTGTCTGAGTAGCCAGAGCCGCCTGTGACACCCTTGAACCAGCCGCCGTCAGTGCCGCCGATGAAATAAGACTTATTATTGATAGGCGCAACCAAAACCGCCGCTGCTTTGTTATCAAATGCAATTGAGCCGATAGCCTTACCAAGCTGGGTTAAATCGCCTGAGCTTAGCGTCTGGCCTGAGTTTGTAATAGCGTTTTGTATTTCGCTTGGAATCTCGTTCCATTCAGCGGCGGTTAGGGTATTTCCTGTTACTTTGTCGTTTAAATCCTGCATTATTTACCCCAAACAAAAATTCGATAACTAAGCGTTGCCGCCGATGCGTCAGGATTGTATAAGTATAAATCTATATCCCCTGATGTTGGTGCGGATATTGTTGGCGGGGCCGTACCTTGCCCTGTTTCATAATAACTATCATCTGTTACAACAAGCCAATCTGCCACAGCACTAAAGACAAGATCAGTACCAGTCACAATTGATATGCCCCAAACCGTAGTAATATTGGTTAAAGTTAATTGCTGCCTAGCACTCCATGATGTTGCTGTAACACTGGCAACAGAGCCAGAAAAATCATCGACTAACATTTGAGCAAAAGGCACTAATGCGTTTGCATCTAACTGTAAGAATTTAGAGGCTGTGTTCGGGTCATCGGCATAATTTAGTTCTGCAATTGTTGACGTTAAACCCGGCATAATAAATGGGTTTAATAGCTCCCAATTATCGTTAATTGAATTATATTTAAGTATCAATTCGTGTGATGCGTTTATATCACCTGCTAATAATGCCTGATTACCATTCTTAACAATTGTTTTAGCCGTTAAGCCATCCGGTGCAAATGTTGGTGTTGTGGTTGCGTTAGCTAATAAAGCCCGAACACTCACGATCGTTTGATCATTTAATGCTGTAAACGGGATAGGGAAAACCGCCGTGATAGCATCAGCCGTACCAGCAACAATGGCGGATTGCATAACATTCGCATTAGGCCGCCATTGTGTCGGTGATGATACAGGATTATTGCCTACATTCGCCGCAACAACAGAGATATAAGAATATCCATCACTACCATAAACCGCTTCACCAACGGCATAAGTAACATTAGTGTTCCATACACGGCCAAATTGTAATTGTTCCCAGCTACCAGGTGACGATACGGGATCATTGCCTTGATTTGAATCAATCAGCGTTTTGTAATACTCATCATTCGAACCAACAACAATATCAGGGATATTATAGGTTTGATCAGTCGCCCATAATTCAAGCGGCCCCTCTGCCAATTCACCGACCTGCTCTGGCCCCCATAAAGTAACGCCGTCATAACCCGTGGCTGTACCTGAGTTATCCTGCTGAATCTCATCATACAAGCCAGATAAATAGAATTGAGGGAAACGGCCATCGGCATCTGATAGAACAGGGTTAGCCCTAGCTACTGTTAGTTCAGGGTCAGAATAAATGGTTTTCTTAACTATCGTGCCAACACTAAACAGAAACTTTTTAGCGCCCACAATCGGCTTGCCGTTTCCGTCTGCAATCTGCTCGATTGGTGTGGTGTACATGCTCATTATTCTTCATCCTCAAACGCTTCGATTGTTGCAGGGGCTACACCGTATATTTTCAGTGTCGGTTTTTTAAGAGCTTGTCTCAGTCGCGCCTCTATTTGCTTTTCAGTACCTTTTTTTAATAGCGCCTGTATTGTTTGCGGCTCAATACCCTTGATTAGTAAAATATCTCCAACATCCTCAAGGGCTTTAATATAAACAGCGTCTTGCTTACCTTTACCAAAACTATTCACTACTCTATTAACAAAACTTGCCGCGCCTGCTGGCGAAGATACCGCCTGTGCTGCATCACCCAACACATTCAACGCAGAAGCATCATCTGATAATTGTTTTGCTGTTGTAGAATTGGCCTGTGCTGCTCGCCTTGTCATTATAAAGTCAGACTCACGTTTTAGCGTATCCGAGAATTTATTAAATGCTTTGTTATCATCAAATAAAGCCCTTAATTTTTTAACATCGCCATTTTTGCCGAATAACCGGCGAACAGCATCAGCATTAGTCTGCAAATCATCAATCTTGTCTAAGATAGCTTTCTTTGCGCCCAATCGATACATAATCATTTCGCTTTTGCCAAATGTCTTAGTCAATCCCTGAATATCGCCAGTTTTCATCTTTAAGAACATTTCGCCAGCACCGGCAGCATTCTCTAGAGCTGCTTTGCCTGCAAACAAATCACGCGCCTGCTTGTATTCCGGTATTGTCTCATCCGCTTCACTAACCATGATATTTTTAAGCCTGACAAGATCACGCACTTTGTTGTTTTCGCCCTGCCTTACCGCTTTACCTATCTGGTCGTCCATTTCTTGCTTGGTCGCATCGATAATATCTATATTTGAAATCTTATCGCCAGCTGCGCGCTTATCAGTAAGTCTTAATTGCGCTTTTTTCTGCGCTCTGCCTACTGAGCTTTTACCCTCCAATAGCTTCGCTAATTTTGGTGATAATTTAAGCCCTTTTTCACCTGCCTCGGAATACAGTCTTGTTATTTCTGGTTTTAATGTCGTGTTTAATTTCGATATTACATCGTCAACCGTCATGTCAGCCGTTGCAGTCACATCATCCAGTGCAGTTAATAATCTAGAGCCTTGCCCTGCTTGCCTTGCTTTGAACACATCAGCAGCTTGGCCCTCAATGCGCGGTATCTTATTAGATGCTGTTCTTAATAATCGCGCAAAGTTAGTACCAAGATCGGCAGGCAAGCCCTCCGGCCCTAATTCAGCCAGCCGCTTTGCAACATCATCAGGCGATAACCCTTCCCGAACCATTGCTTCAGCCAATAAAGTGGATGCCGCATCATCAGAAACGTTGGCCAAAGGCTTCATTAATGCCTCGATTCCACTTCTACCGGCATTTAACAATCCTTTAAAGGCGCTAACCGCGCCAACACCAGCAACAGGGGCAAAGAACGCCCCGACTAGAGCGCCAGTATCACCGCCTATATCCTCACCTACTGTAGCGCCAGCGCCAGATAATAAAGCTCCTGTTACATCCTGTGCTGCCGTGGTTGCCCCGAGCTGTTTAATCACGCCCTGACCTACCGTTTTAACGGCTGGTATTGCCGCCGCCGCTGTTCTTAATGCTTGGCCAGTAGCACCAGCAGGAGCCACAAATTCACCCGCCGTTCTAACCGCTTGACGCGCCAGTCCAGGCTCCATGAATTGGCCTGTGGTGGCTGCTTTGCCTATCTCGGTTTCTGCAATCTCAGGTACTCTCTGTTCTACACCTAACTGTTGTAGCAATGCATTGATTGGCTTCGGACCAAAGAAATCTATTAGATTAACCGCGCCACGATTCACCGCGCTACCAAATTCTGCCAATGTCGCTGTAGCGGGATTTTCGATAATCTTTTGACGTAACTCATCAAGAGCGCCATCTTCTTGTGCCGGAAGCTCTGTTTGATCTGGTTGTACTTGAGGTTGTTTAGGCTGCGGCGCTGCTTGCCGTTTTTGCATTTCTGCCTCAATAGCTTGCAACTGTGGGCTAACAACAGCTTGTGGCTGTGCTACTGCCTTAATAGGCGGTTGTTGTACAGCCTGTTTACGTCTTGCGATCTCAGCCTCTATTTCTTGCAATGTCGCCATTACTGCTGACCTCGCAATCTAGCCGCCTCTGCCTCTAATTGCTCTAACGACATTGTTTGCAAATTTGTCTCAGGCTGAATCAATTCTGCTTCTTCTGGCGGCGCTTCTCCTAACCTGAACTTAAGAGCCTCTTGAATATCTCTCATAGTAGCAGTGTCGCCTTGCTCTCTAGCTGCACGAATGCCACGCTTAGCGGCTCTTAAAATCAATCGCTTGGTTTGTTCTAGCAATCGCTTATTGCCTTCTGTGGATTTACCAAAACCAGCCTCGATGATTGCAAGTGATTCGCCTTCTTTAGCTGTGAAAGCCGCACCAAATGTAGCCCTTAATTGAGATAACACGGCCTTGCCCATCCGGTTAGATAGTTCTGCCTCATCTGCACCTTCAACGCCAAAGAACCGTTTAGCGCCCAATGAAACCCGATCTATACCGCCGGTTTCAACCTGGTCTAATAAATCCAATGCCCTTTGAACATTAGCAAATCCATCAGCAGCCTCTAATCCTCTATCGATAGATAGCTGCTGCCTTTGTGCCTGACCTTTTGCTTGTACTTTCTGTTTTGCTTTTGCGCCTTCTGCCAACACATTTGCAGCGCGTTTTTCTTCATCTGTTTCTTTCGATATTCTGAACCCTTCCGGTATTGCAAATGGCTCTAACTTAGCTTTTCCAGTTAAATTATCTACAGTTGGGGATACTAATCGTTTTTCGCCAGCCTCATTAACAATGGTAATAGGCGCAAAAGCTTTTTGTGTTGCCTGCCTTCCTCTGGCTTGTTGCGCCTGAATAGCAAACCGCTCTTTAGTTGATAAATCCATCATCTGAACACCTAACAAGGCTTGATCTTGCTGCGCTTCTGGTATTCCTGAAAGTTTTAATGTTTCAGTAGGGTCACGACCTTCTGACTTTAGTTTTTCAGCTCTCGCTTGAATATAGCCATCTCGCTGTAGATAAGGTACAGATTGTAATTGGGCTGCAAAACGTGACATCTCCGCCCGCTTGCTTGCATCATCTAAACCCATTGAGGTTAAGACTTTTTCAGCGTGAATGGGGTCTATCGCCCTTGCTCTACGGGCCATTTCTTCCTGTGACATAGCAGGTCGTGTAGAAGTGACAACGCCACCATCTTGAGTGGCAACTTGACCGCCTTGCTGTTGAGCAACTAAACCGCGAATAGCCTCTTGTCTATCTCGTTCAGCAACCGCCGCGCCAAATTGCATACCGCTTTGAAGGCCGCCCATAATATTAGGGTTTAACTGATAACCCCTTGTGTCTACTAATGCCATGTTAAGCCCCTACTCCAACTGTTCCAATTGGCCCTGTTGGGGTTGTTGGGGTTGTTGGTCTGTTTAAAGCATAGCCGCCAATTTGAGCTAGATTTTGAATAGTGCCAGCCTGCGCTTGTTGAGCGCCCAAAATGCCAGAGGCTTGAGCCTGTGCAGCCTGAATACCAAACTGACCTACATTTTGAGCGGTTTGTTGACCGTATTGAGCAATGTTTTGAGCCGCCGCCCGACCGCCGCCCGTTAAGCTACCAAGCCTGCCAAATCGATTCTCAATATCTTGTTGAGCAAATCCCATGCCTTGGCGTTGTAAAGCCGTCAAAAGATTACCGCCACCCATACGAGTAGCCGCCGCTGTTCTTAGCAGTGCGCGTTGCTGTCGATCTCTTAAAAATTGTTGTGCTGGGCTTTCTTCAATACGCCCATAAGCCGCCGCTTGTTGTTCTGGCCCTAATAGGCCCAGCATGGCTTGTTGTTCTTGTAACGCACTGACACCAGCTTCACGGAATGGCTCTAGCTGCTCTTGTGTTATATCAAACTGTCGGCCTGACTCTTGAGCAGCGGCCTGTGCTGCCTCTGCCTGTAGTTCTCCGGCTTCTTCGGCGACATCGCTTGCCATAGCCCCAGAAACAAGTGTAGCCCCCGCTACTGCCACTAAACCCCATGTCATGATTCATCACCTATAAGCTTTTGGGCTTCGTATTTCTCAAATTCCTGAAAAGATTTAGCAATGACATCATCTTCAATCTTATCAAGTTCCGTTTCATCTGTTACATGTATGGTTGTCCACATGGTATCCTCCAAAACAGTAACCGCCCGTTTAACACCAGCCGGTGATGTAAAAACCAACGGGCCTTTTAATTCTTTCGCGCCTTCCTCGGTTGCTACCATCACATGGCCATAGGAAATAATGTTTAAATGCGCGTGTTTGTGTATTTTGCCTATAATAACATATCCAGCCGGTAGCCTCATGGTTCTAGAGTAAGCGCCCGGCGCGTGATTATGCTCAACAGGGAACATATCTAATTCAGTACCGTCTGATACTTCAAGCATGACATCCTGTAGCTTTAGAATACCCTCTCGCATATCATCATTTTTTTCTATATCGTAACTTTCAGCTTTAAGATTGTTCATACAAGTATCCAGCCGGTGTTACCCGTTCCTGATTTCTTGATATACAAAATACTTCCCGCTGTTCCGTTTTCATCCATGTATAACTTTCTAGGTGTAGCAGTAACAACACCTTCTGGGCTACCTGTACCGCTTATCACGGTATTAAAATTAATCTGCCTTGTCATGGCTTCAATCCATTCCGCTGTGCGCTCTGTCGGTGTTCCTGACTGCTCAGCTAATGAATCAAAACGATCTAAAGCAATAATAGTCATTTAAAATCCGCCGTTAGTTTCATAATTGCGCCGTCAACAGGCTCAGAAATTGAAAACTTATAAATACGGCTGTTTGTGAATTGGCCTTGCCGTCTCCACCGTTGCCGTTTTTTATGCTCTCCCTGCTTGCCTAATCGTCTAGATGTGCCGTTGCTATAGGTGTAACCGCCATCATCTGAAAACTGCATTAAAACAACAGGGTCAACGCCATCGATCAAGTCATCATCACCAAAGGTGTAAGGGAATTGCAGAGGGAAATCACTTTTTTTCTTTTCTTCCAAGCCAACGCCAGCCAGACAAGACAACTCGATAGCCGATACCCTGACGCGCTCATTCTGACCATGAAACGGAATGGTTGTTACGACTCTGGTCACATATTCGCCGTATTCAGTAAACGTGTCTTTATTCAATGCGCCGATGCGTGCATCCTGGCTATCAGAAACTAATGTTTTACCGTAAGCCTCGACAATGCCATTAACGCGCCATTTAACGGCCCTACCTTCACTATCCTTTGATTTGCGCTCATGCCACGTCGAAGCACCTCTGAGAGCCGATGTAGTAGCATCATAAGTAAACACACTGTCTTTCATGTGGAACGACACAAAGTAGCTGCCATCCTCGGCATAAACCGTACTAAACATTTCTTCTATTTCAGCATCGGTTTGATTCTGCAAAATGTAATCAATCGCAGAGGTAGAAATCTTTTGTGATGACGCACCAGAAAAACGCCAGATAGCGGGCCTTTCATTATGACCGCCAGCCACCGCGACAAACGTGTTATCAAAATCAACCATCGAGTATTTAGCGCGAGAGCCTTTTTGAATCACACCACCGACAATCTGACTAAATGGGAACCCTTCGCCGCCAACATTCTGATAAGGAGCCATTGCTTTCTTGCCCGATACATACAGCAAGTTTCTGTTTACATGCGTACCGGTGATATTGTCAAAGCCGGTGTTATCCTCAAAATCTAATGCGTCATAAGTTAGGCCATCATTTAGATTAGAGATAAAAAATACAGGCCGCAAGGAAGCCGCCGAATTGTTGTTATAGTGGATAAAATAGCCGTCTTTCTCGACTACATGCTCAGACGGGCCTAATGTAGTCGTAAAGTCAGTATCTGTAATCGTTTGAAGCCCGCCCGATACTGAGTAAATATAAGCGGTTGTGCTGGGAACAACAATACACATCTGAAAGCCATTATCATCAATCGATACACGACCTGTGCCGGTGATTGTACCTAGATTGGTAGTCGTGCCATCTTCGTTGATTCGATACAAGACAGTACCATTGATAGAGTAAGCGATACCATCCATTTCATGGAATCCACGGCTTGAACTGTCGCTTGCATTGGCAAAATTAATAATACCTGGTGTACTGATTAACTGAGCGCCAGAAATAGCCTGTGTTTGTGGTACTTGCGGGATAAAATTAGTGCATTCCTGAGCAGCTATCGGCCTTTTAGGGTCTTCATAGAATCCAGTAGCTATGGGCAGCTCTTGCATCAGAAGTTCTCTTTTTCTACCTTGTCATAGAAAATGTCATTATCTAAAACGCCGCATTCGTTGCCTGATCCTTGTGGCAGTGTGCCCGGATAAGATACTTGTAATGGTCTTTTGTAAATTGACATCATGCGGGATCGTGATTTGTTAGCAATAGCAATCACAACAGGGGATACATCAATCTCAAACTCAGCACCTAGCAAAACAGCAAAATTATACTTAACCGCTTTGTATGCGCCACGAGGTATCCTTACCTCATCTGCCAAATCCTTGACAGGTGCAAATCCTAAGTTAGCACCGGCAAGCTCCCATTCGGCCATCATGTCATTAAGAATGTCTAGCGCATCATTTGCCTCGCTGGCTTCAATATCTGTTTCAGCAGCGTTCTGGCCTGCAATTGAGAATCCACGTTCTACAAAATGAAGCGCGGTAGCCATGATTATTCCTTAGCTTTCGGTTTGACTGCTTTAGGTTTTTTAGTGCCTTTCTCGACATAACCCAATGACTTTAAATATTTGATAGTTTCTGGTTTGTCGTTTGTTTCAAATTCAGCACCGCTTGGTTTAGTCCAGATCATTGCATTTCCTCAAGAGATAAAAGAAAGGTAGAGCAAGCGCCCTACCTTCCAAGTCACGCTTTAAGCCGTGCCGTAGCCATGACCACCGAAAAACGGATTCATCACGCCAAATGCAGGATGAAGGTCAAAACGAACGGTTTGCTTATTCGCTGCGCCATCTGAGAATTTACTGATTCTCATCTGTAGGCCGTCTGCTGTAGTAGCAACGGTATCAGTTGAGTGTAATTTCTTAATAGGAACAGAAGCAATGGTTAGTGCGTCAGGATGCCAGAACAGATTAGGCTGGAATGTTGTTGCATCCGTACCCATGAACGTAATGACATCATTTTCAGCAATCGCCGCATCAACCGTGTTGTAAGCGCCAGATGCTTCATAGATAGCTGGGCCTGTAACAATGATAGTACCAGTACCAGAAGTAAATGAAGCGTCAGCCGTTACAGTTGCCATATAGACAATGTTTGCACCAGTAGCATCAACGATAGGGTTTCGAGTCGATAAGTTCAAACGGTTTACGCCTGTTACCTTAACAACCGTACCAGCCGGAATAGTACCTGTGAAAGTACCAACACCATCGACTTCAATGGATTGCGTCATGCTATCTTTTGCAGTTGCGTAAGTAGCATCAACCGCTGTAGCAGTAACCGCGCCAACCAAATCGCCTGTAGTTGGCAGTGTGTAAGTTGGTAGCGTTGTTGCTGTTTTAACGTCAAAACCTGCAAAGTTACTGTTGATTGTTGCCATTGCGTTTGCACTACCTGCTTCTGGATTAACACCCAGAGAACGCTGTTCAGTGGCCAAGGCAACTTGAGCATGTGGGTTCAGGAAGTAACACCATTTCTTGTTCATAGGTACACCAGATGCCTGCATAAGAGCGCCAGCCCCTGCAACTTCTGCCCATGAATTCACGCCCTGATCTGGATCGCCGTAGTTAAGACCTAGATTCTTCATTGCAAAGTCTGCAAATTTAAGCTCTAAATCAACAACAACACGATTTGCGATGTCATCCCAGAAACGGTCTGCATCAGTACCCATTTTCAGCGATTCATCAACTTCGTTATAGTCAACCGCAACAGTAATATAATTCTGTACCGTAGCAGTTGCCTTACCAGTGATAATGTCGCTTCGAGTGGTTGAAATATCACCATCAGCCGAACTAATTACAGTGTGGTCTGTTGGACGTTTTACATCGACCTGTGTACCAGAGTCAGGGTTAAAAGCACCACGGACTAGCTGTGTATCGACGTTTTTAGATAATACGCGGTTAGCTTCAAATCGGTCTAAGACCTTCATCGCTACCTTGCGCGTAAAGTTACTTTCAAATGTATTAGCCATTTTGAATTCCTCTATTCAAAGCTGGCCCCTTTGATGTATGGCGAATCATTATCGCTCATTGTCGACCCGCCTGGTTTAATAGGCTCAATTGGGTCTGGGGCTGCACTTGTTTTTACAGTTTTCACTTGTGCAGAGTTTTTTGCAGCGATCATACCAATTTGCACGGCGGCGTTCATGGTATCAAGTTGAGCTATTTGTTCAGCAACATCTGGATTTTTAGCCAAGTAATGCACCAATGACGGCGCGTTTTCCTGACCTTTAATCACGTTAAGCGTATCAACTGGAAACATCGGTAACGCTTGAATATCCTCGACATAGCTTGGATTTTCAGTAACGTAATCAATTTCCTGTTTATCGTAAGCCGCTTCACGTTGCCGCTCGGCCTGCTCACGTTGTGCTTTTTGTGCTGCTGTTTCCCTTTTATCCAACTGCTGTTGAACACGATAATCAATCATTGCCTCATTATAGGCATCTTGATCAAAATCAAACTGTTCAAGTGTTGGTTTTCCTGTTGGCTGCTCAGGCTCTGGGGCTTTCCCAACTTCCTTAAGCTTTGCCTCTAGCTCTTCCCGCTTTCGTCGTTCTGCGTATTTCTCTGCTGTTAGTTTGTTGATACGTTTTTCAACATTGCTTGGCTCTGCGCTTTGCTCCGTTGTCGTATCCTCTGCGGTTGCTGATTCCGCTTGAGAGCTTTCATCTGTGGTTTCTAAAGTCTCTGCCTGTTGGCTATCTAGACCCTCAGTATCTTGACTCTCATCAAGTACAGCCTGCTGTTCTTCTGACATTGTTAAGCCTCTTAAAGAGTATTTGACCGAGAATTAAGGCTCTCGTAAACCTTTCAATCATTATAAAACTATCGATAGATAGATTCAATCATTGTAAATCTTCGGGGCGTATCGTTCCGGCGGCTAATTGGGCCGCTAAATCCGCTGCCTGTTCGCTGTTCGGCTCACCTTGCATCATAATATCTTGACCTTGTGCAACAATATCACCTTGCGTAACTAATAATTCGCGTTGTTTCGGTGATAGCTCAACGCCCATGCCGACCTGTTTTTCAAAAGCATTAAGCAGCTTGTCGTATGCATCCACGGTCTTGGCTTGCGTATTGACCAGCGTTTCCTGAGTTTTCGCATCTTGCCCCTCTATGTCTGCCTTCATTTGCTCGGTTTGCATTTCTACATTGTCTATTAATGCCTGTTGATTTGGGTCTGGCTGTTGTGGCTGATCTAGTTTTAATTCTTTTATTTCTTCCTCGGTAGGCTCTGCGATACCTTGAGGAATTAATATCTTGCGAATGCGTTTTGTTAATTCGTCAGCCTCGGTGATATTCAT